CCCAGATACTAATTTGAGCTGGCACTTTAGTTAACTGATTGGGGTCAGTTTGAATACTAGCGTTGCTCATTTTTAAGTATCACCTCCTTCCAACTTTCTAGTCCACAAATCGCCAACACGGACAGTATTATTATTGTTAGGGTCAGCGTCTGATATATAGTTAACCGTTGCTGTAGTTGCCTGATTTAAAGCTTTTTGAGCTATTAATTCGACATCTCTAATTCTGTTATTGATTAAAGCTTGTGTATTCAAAATTGAAGCTGGTAAATTATCGAACTCTAAAACGGTTTGGTTTGCTCCGGAAAATGGGTACCAAGTAAATCCAATTACTGTTACATCAGTCTCATAATCATCATTCACTTTTATATGCCGTGTTTCCCCAGCCAGAGGCACTTCATTTGTTTTATAAGTGACCTCAACTGACAAAGCCGGTTCGGTCTTTAATTGGCCTTGGGCATAAGTTTTCATACTATTAGCGTCTGTAAACCGTTCATCATTAATATCGTCCATTGGGTGTAGTCCCCAGTTATTAATGCTATTTTGGTCGCTAACAAAAAACGGCTGAAAATAATATTCAGTCGTTGAATTATCAGTACTGTTTTCTTTTGTTTTCCCGATACAATAGACTTTATTAGTAATACTTGTTGAGTCCATAGTCATCTTTACTTCTTGTGTGTTGTTTAGATAATCAATTCTTCTACCAAAATTTTTACTGAAAGCATCTGGAGTATAGACATTGATTTGTCGATTGTCTGGGAAAATAATTGCATTAGTCCAAGTGCTCAATATCTGGCTCAGCATATCTTTACCAGAATTATTGCCTAAATCAGTGATCTGTTGTTTAGCAAAATCTCCGTATACTTGATAGGTGAAGCCAATGTTATTGCTATTATTGTCAAGATAGAAAGCTAAGACATCTGCTACTGAATAGGTTAGCGTTCCTGTTCTAGTTGAATACTGTCGTACATATTGAATTTCGTTATAGACATGCGTAGCCGTTATCTGTTTAGTGTTAACTCCAGCGCTATAGTCTGGCTCACATGTTTTAATGATATATTCCTGATCATTAAAGAAAATGCTCGTTTCAGATTGTAATAGCGCATAACTGATAGACCTATCATCATAAGCTGTGAGCTGTAGCTGATAAGTGCTATTTTGACTCCACTGAACTTGAAATGTATCCCACAATAGACATGATAAAATAGCTTTCTGATTAACATGCAGAGCTTTAACAATAACAACTGGGTCAAACGTATCTTCTAAGCTTGGTGTTTCTGGGAGTGTGCTATAAAGAGCATCATTAAACCAAAAACCACCCACTTTAGATAGTCCCACGATTTTTGCTTCATTACTCCAAATAATAGGGTTAACTTTTCTAGCTACTCTGTAAACTAAATCAGTATTGTTTTTAACCGCGTATAAATAAAGATAATCACCAGCAACTAAGCAAAAAGGTTCAGTATAGCTATTAGTCCCATTGTTAATGTTAGTAGCTAGCTCAGTGTAATTATTTAGGTAGTTGTCTGACACAAATATTCTATTATCTTCCAAAAACATAAAATACTTATTATTTAAGCAAATGATATGTGCATCTGTATAGGAATCACTAACGGTTACTTCTTGATAAGCATTAGCTATCGTGTCATTAGCTATGTTGAAATCAGCAACATATATAGCCGATGTGTTATCTGAATTAGTAGCTGTATAACTGATATGATACTGATTATTAGCATCTGCAAATAGTCTTAGGTGACTTATTTTAGAGTAATCGGAGCTAGCGATTTCTGAAATATCAATTGAGGTGTAATTAGTAAAATCTTTTGTTTTAAACAGCGCTAGAGTCCCGATAAAGTAGTAATAGTCATAGATTTTAATAACTTGCATGTCATTAGCTGTGATACCCGACTGTAAACTGCCTATCGAGTTATATGTTAATCCGTCCACTGACTGAAATAGGTTAGCCCCGTCTGAATACATATATCTAGCTTGCTTAATCATATTTGTGTCTATCATCAAAATTCACCTCTAATCAATATAAATAAACGGAAAACTAAAAGTTATGCTTAAATCGTTAGCACCTTGGACTTGAATAGTGTTCCAGCCTTTTTCAAGTTTTAAATAGCCAAAATCAGTGTTATTGTTGTCTAAATTCCCATTCTTAAAGGTATTTAAACCATTTATTTCTAAGGCATCTGAACTAGTTAAGCTCCCCGTATATCTCCAACTTGTTCCATTTAAAGGATTAGAAAGCTTAAAACCGCTGTTGCTAGAATTAACAGACATCTCTATCAATAGCTCGTGCAATTGTCTGTAAGGGTCAATAGCTATGTCACTAGCGTTATAAACATTTAAAGTAGTCTGATTACTAAATGAATACCCAGTGTCTTGACCATTGGGAATATTTTGACCATACAGCTGCCACACTCCTGTATCGTAAGTAATTAGTTCGTCCGAATTAGCTAAGCTGTACTTGTAACCTGATGGATTATCAAACGGGATTGTAAATAAAGCATCATGTGACTCATCTTCCAAAGGCGCAATATCAAAAACACCAGGATATACATATTTAACTGTCGCTGGCTCTGCATCTGTTCTAATCCGCATTTGTGAGCGATTATTAAAAACTCTATAGATTTCATGACATTTAAGCTTAAAGTCATACCAATCAGAAAAGTGTAGCCAAAAGTTAGCTTGGACAGTTGTTTTAGCATAGGCAGTATAATTATGGATTGATCCGTCTGAACCTGTATTATCTTGATAATTATTAGTTACAGCTGGTGTGCTCGTGTCTTTTAGGAACCTAAGCCCCGAACAGATTGATTCAATGTTTATTTCGTCTTGCCCGGCCAATTGGAGCCACATCGTTGGCCTTTGAGTTGTCAAATTTCATCGCCTACCTTTTTAGCTTCTAATTGCTTGATAATTAGCTAACTGTTGATCTTTAGCCATTCTTGTGTATAGTTTGGTCGGATCATTACCAGCTTCTATTGCTGCTAGTTGAGCATCGCTAAGACCTAAGAGTTTGCCAAACATTGTTAGTAGATTGTCAAATTTGCTATTCATTAATTTTAACTGTTCATTATCAGTGCTTAAACTAGCTGAACTGTTAGCTGAATTATTTGTCCCATCTTGTCCTTTGAAATAGTCTAATGATTGTTGCATCAATTGATAAGCACGTGATCGTTTAGACAGGTCCCAGGGGATAACTGCCTCAGGTATATTACCTTCCGCGACCTCAATCAATTTGTTGTTAGAAATGACTCCACCATTTGCATATCCCTCTTTGCCGGAAACACGCGCAAAAGCGCTTGTGCCGGAGCCATACCTGCTTTTCATATAGTGAATGCCAGCTAATAAATCATCGAAGCCATTCCAAATATTTCCATGTCCTGCAAACTTGTAAGCATTAAATGTGCTATCGATAGTCTGGACAAGGCCTTTCGAAGGATGTCCAGCTTTTGCGTTAGAATCCCAGTTGTTAATTGCATGCGGATCGCCATTAGATTCACGTTGGATTACTTTCAGCCATGCATTTACTTGATAATCAGTAGCATCAAAACCGTTCATTTTTAATGCTCTAATTACATCTGGCTTCCAGCGCATAACTCCCGATCCACTAGGATTAGCAGAACTGCCACCAAAGTTATCAACAATTTTCTTAATAACTCCAGCAATTCCCTCAATTGATTGTTTTACTGCACCTTTTGAAAAATCTCTAGCAACGCTACCCACATCGGAAACTGAATCTAAATTAAATGTTTTATTAGCAATATCAGTTAGAGTCTTAACAGGATTTGTTATCTTTGAAATGGTATCCATTGCTGTATCGGAAATATTGTTCCAAACACTTGATGCCCCTGACTTTAGTTTAGAAATAAATGAGCTAATATCGGTTGTGCCGCCAGAATAAGCTGGTAGCTTCCCAGCATAGGTTCCACTTAAAAGTTTTTTCGTGTCTTTTGCATTAAGCACCATTTCTCCGGCTTGCAATTGTTCAAACTGTGCTCCTTTTGTGCCAAGCACCCTTACCTTCCCTGAGTATGGCTTATATGCTAATTCGGGTCCAGCTTCGCCAACTAGTGCTAACTGATTACTGGATATTTGTCCAGTACCCGACGCATATGCTGGCATTCCCATTGCTGTATAGGCAAACCCCGTTTTATCAACTGTTACTCCTTTAACGCCAAAAGGTTTTACTAAATCATTAAAGAACTTACCGATTTTAGCCCAGATATTAGTAGTTCCTTCGCCTTGCTTTTGATTTGCCTCCATTGATCCATTAGTTTGCTTAACCGCATGACCTAGAACTCCTTTGGACTGGTCAGCTGCTGCTCCGTTAATTTTGTCACGCTGATCATTAGCTTTATCAATGGCATTCTTTCTCTGCTTTTCTGCTGCATTAACAACGCCTTGATATTGGTTTTCAGCATGTTGCTTAGTTTTATTGTATTGATCAAAAGCTGCATTAACAGAAGCTGTGCGTTGATCTTCTGCTTTCTTTTTGACCGCTGCTCTTTGCTGTTCAGCCCATTGACTATTGCCCTTGTACTGATTATTAGCTGCAGCAACAGTTTGCTTATATTGATTATTCGCAGCAGAAATAGCATCATTTTCTTGACGTGTTGCTGCTTTAATTACAGAGTTATAAGTATTATCTGCAGCTTTGCCTTTTTCTTTAGCAGCTTTATTAGCATAGCTCACGGTTTGTTTGTATTCATCGTTTGCATCTTTAACGGCTGTCCTAAGCTGTTGTTGGCTTAGCTTGCCTTTGTTTTTAGTAAGATTGTCAAGTATTTTCTGCTGCTTGTTAGATTCAAGCTGGATTTTACCGGTTAGTGTTTCGTGGAGCTTAGCTTCCTGGGTCATATCGTTTTTAGCATACTTAACATTTAAATCTGAAAGCTGTTTACTTTTCTTGCTTGAAGCGGAGTCGATAGCAGCTTTTTTTTCAGCAATCAATTTTTTTGTTGCTAAACTATTTTTGCCAGATTGTTCCTCACTGTATCTGATCTCTTTATCATATTTATTTAAGATGCTAGACTCTTTCTTATTATATGATTCTTCAATTTTTTGGCGCTGGCTAGCATAGTATTTTGCAACTGTGGTCCTATCTTTTCCCGAGCTGTCCTCAACTGTTTTGGAGTCTTTAGCAGCTTTTTTGATAGCTGCAACTTGCTTTTGATATTCTGCATCAGACATATTACCAGTTTTATGAAGCTCATTAACGGCAGCTAAATCATTTTTTTCTTTTTGAGAAATATAGTTTTTTTGTGCTTTCAAAAGTTCACTATATGCCGTTTTGGTGCTTATTTTAGGTGTTTTGATATTCACCTTTTTAGTATTAGCGTTCCAATTCTTAACAAAATCGCTTACTAGTTTGCTTGCTAACTTAGAACTTCCTAGCTGATCGCCTAATTGAGAACCTAGCATTGCACCGAATGGTCCACCAACAGCAGCACCAATACCGCCTCCAAGTAATGCACCAGTGGTTTTGGCAGCAGCTGAATACTTTACGTTTGCAGATTTTGAATTAACTGCTTTTGCCACACTGCTACCAACATCCCATGCCGTTAAAGCCAAACCAGCACCATTAATCAGCTTGGCACCTAAGGTTGACCCTAGCAAGGACCATTTACTGCTAGACTTTGCTACCGCTTGTTCTGCCTCGTCTGCAACTTTCGCGGTACCACCGGGATAATAAGTCGTTGTCGCAGAAGAAGCGACGGTTTTACTAGAAACTGTGCCACCTGGAATCGTGCCTGCTCCTACACCTGCAGCTTCTGATTTAGCGGCTGCCAACTCCTGATAAGCTTTAGTCTCAATGTTAACCTGTTCCGTTTCAGTAATAATCTTAGATTTACCAATCCCCATCAGATCGAAGAAATCTTGTGTAGCCCTTGCAAATTTTCTAACTTTATCAACAACCCAAACTGTAGCTAAAACTTTTGCAAAAGTTTCGATATCATCAATATGCTTCGCTGACCATTCACCAACTTTTAAAATACTGCCTGCGACATTGCCAATACCGCCAGCAGTTTTTTCAATGCCTTTAATGGTGTCTTTGTTATTAAATTCTTTTGAAAGGCTATTCGCAGCTTCAGTCATATATGGGAGTAATTTAGATCCAAACATGATGGTTAAATTAGACCAAGCCTGTTTAAATCTAGCTTCTGACTGTTGAGCAGTTTGAGAATTCTTTTCAGCAAGTGTGGCAACATACTGGCCTTTGTCTCCAGCTTTTTGAACTTTGTCAGTTAATTCTGATAGTTCTTTGTTATGCTGTGCCAAAATAATACCAGCTTGTTGTCCGGTAGTTCCAAACAAAGCATTAAAAACAGAAGCTTTTTTTGCCTTGCCTAGATCTTTTGTTTTGTCGTTAACAACAGCCATAATAGTTGATAAACTTTTAAAATTGCCATTTGCGTCAACTAAATCTGACCTTTTAATCCCCAATTTGTCGAGCAATGAAGTCCCCCCACTGGAGTTTTTAGCATCTTGTATTTTTTGTGAAAGATCGGAAATTGCATCTTTTTGTGTTTGAATAGCAGATGTCGCAGCTTTTTGAGTCTTAGTTCCATTTTTTACATCAGCGTTTAATTCATTTATTTTTCTTTGATGCTTGGCAATTTGCTCGTTATAGTCTGCAATAGCACCACTAACACCTTTTTGAGCTACCTCTTGTGAAGCTAATGCATCTGATATACTATTCACAACTTTTCGCAGACCAGTACCCAATGTGTTATCGTACAGACTCTTTATCCTGTACTTCTTATAGTTTCCTATAAGTTCAGACTATATCTCCATCTACACCATTACGTGTTTAGATGCTTTGCCTTCGTGGATATTTCTCCATGAAAAAAGCACGTTAGAAAAGACGTGCTTTTGCTTTAGGATAATTTATCTAGTCGTTACACCTTCTAGCTATTTCTAACTAGCTTGGCTCGGGATCAACATGTACGAAAGTATTTAGCCTTCCCCGAATTAACAAAGTTATTTTTCAAAAACATTTCTGTTTAAGCGGCCAGTTTTACCAAAGCCTTGTCTGCTTCTAATCCATGATTAGATAATTCGCCCATTGCAGCACTAGTTTCAGATAGCTTAAACCCTGCACTATGAGCTGAATCGCCGACATATTCCATGCCTTTGCCCAGCGATTGAAAATCAGTTGCAGTCATGTCTGCCGCATAAGCAAGCTCGTTAACTGCTCTTTTACTGTTTTTAGTCATTTGTGTTGTATTATCAGTCCGCATCCCAAACGCATCAACAACCTGAGATGATACTTTTACTACATCATTAAAATCGTCACCAGATGCAACTGACGCTTGCAGTTCAGACCTCATTGCACCAAGTGCCTCTTTTGATGAGTACCCACGCTTGACGAGTTCTTGATACTGCTCTGCAATATCTTTTTGGCTTTTACCATATTTTACTGAATACTCCATACCATCTTTTTGCATTTGAGCAACATTTTTAGTAGCTTCAGCAGTTTTCTCACCACCAGTTACAAGCAAGTTGGTAGTGACCTTGTACTCATTTTGTAATGTCGATGCTTTTTTAGCCCCAGAAAGTGCTGCAGCTCCAAGAACCGCAATGCCTCCACTTGCTACGATTGCAGAGTTTTTAACTTTAGAAAGCCCGCTTTTTATGCTACTAGTGGCATTAGAAACAGTGTCTTTAACTTTTACAGTTCTATCAGACATACCGCCAACTGCTGCGTTAAGTTTACTGATTTCTTGGCGATTAGTAGCGTATTTTGCTGAAAGCTCATTAACTCTAACTATTTGGTCAGTATACCTTTTATCTGCCGTCCCATAAGTTGCACTAAGATCTGTAAGTCTTTGCTTTTCGGCCGCTAACTGAGATTCCATTTTGGAATGCACATTTCTCAAACCATCTAGCTGCGCTTTTTGTGCAGTAAAAGTTCTTCCTTGGGCCTTTAGCATTTCCACATAGCTGTTGCTTGATCTCTCGGCTGATTCTGTCGCTTCTTTTAATTTCAACACTCCAGAAGCTTGTAAATCAAGAGATGATTTAGCTCTCTCTTGTTGAGCCTGTAAATTCGAGATTGCTCTTTTGGATGAATCAATTTGATCCTCATATTTTAAATATGTTTGGCGGCCCTTTTCAGTTGTTAAATCAAGCCCATTTTGCTCATTTTTAAGTTTTTCAATCACAAGCCTTTGAGCATCTATAGCGCGCCCTGCATCTGTAACTTTCTGAGCATATGCAGCCATTGCTCCTTCACTAGTTTTAATTTCTGTAAAGTTCGACTGCATTGCGCTTTTTAAAGCTTTTGCTTCATCACGAATAGTTTTCAAAGATCTTGCCATTCCACCATCATCTAGATCAACTGCAAATTGATATCCTTGAATCTTTTCAGCCATATTTTCCTCCCTTCTTTACAAAAGCCCTGCGCCACGAGCCAATTTTAATGGATCCTGTATTCTATCTTTACGAGGTTTTGCTTTTAGAGCACTTTGAAGTTCGCTAAAAGAATTTTTATTATAAAATTGGTTCGGCAAAATTCCTTGTTGCAAAAATTGCTGAGCCATATAATCTATGTCCTCTATAAGATTGTCTAATTGGTAGATGGTTCTTCTTCTTGCGATTTTGGGTCTTCTTTCTTTTCCTCAGGTTTCTCATCATCGCTTTTTGATGGTAACGAAATACCAATAAACTTTGTCATACATTCATTAAAAAAAGCATACTGGTCAGAAAACGAAAAGTCTTCTAGTGTCTTTTTTTCTTTTTGATCCAATGCCAGCATATCAACAGTTGCTTCTCCAACTATCTCTGCAAGCAGTGGGGTATATTCTGCCAGTGAAGCGAGTGAATCATCACCCTCGTTAATTTTTTCTAATAGTTTTTTATAATGACTTGCAATTTTTTTAATGTTTTTAGGACTATCAATGAGCTTATATTGCTTATCAATTCCGATCTTGTTACCGTCAAATTCAACAAATTCTGCCATTTGCATTTTCCTCCTAAAAGCCGCCAATACTATCACGTATTTATTGTTCATTTCATAGGCGACTATGCGTGTATTAATTGAAACGTGCCTTAAAACACGTCTCTCAACATCTAACTTTTTTAATAGCTTCAACGTACTTTACTGAAGCTTTGCTTTTATCAACAAAAGAAAAATCTTCCCCAAAAGGGTAACTTTTAACATACTTGCCCTTAAAGAAAAGATTTTTCATATTTTCAGTGACTCCTGCATTATGCATAATCTTATTTTTGTTCCATTCCGAAATATCATCAGTTGGCCAACAAAAATCAAGCTCTTTTGAAATCTGAGGCCCGATGTTGAAGTACATCATATTCCAAAGCTGCGCCCACATTTCCGCTGTCCATTTTTGAATGTCAGAATCAATCGATTGAAAATAATTGTAAATTTTTACGGAATCATTATACACTTTTTTCCAATACGCAGCGCTTGGGTTTTTAATAACCCATTGTGCACCACCTGAGTTGTAGTTGATCGTTTCAATTGATTTTCTTGTTACTCTAATGATTTTACACATTTGACTAATAATTTTTTCACCGTTCTTACAGCTTTTGATATAATCAAGATTTAAATATCCATTGCAGTCACTGCACAGCCATTTATCAGATCTGCACTTTAATCGCCTTAAATCAGGTTTCTCCCGAAAAATGACATCACTGTCAAAATAAAAATAAGTTTCATTTTCTCGGGATTTATCTTCGGCTAAGAACTTCCACCACAAGTAAGGCTTAACCGATGGCATATAGCTTTTGTTTGATCTTTCATCAGAATAAGTGTGTACCTCAACACCATATTTTCCTGATAGTTTAGCTGGAACAGAGTCATCGTGCTTTGTAAAAAGCAAAATAACGTCTGATAAATCAAACCCAACTTCTTTTAGATTGGTCAAGCAAACTTCAAGCTCCCATTCAAAGCGATGAATGGCTGGCTGGCACAAAATAAACTTCAACTAATTAGTGTGTTGTTGTGGTGGTGGTAGTTGGCACTGTAGTAGTAGTCGTAGTATCAGATGTGATAAACGTTTGTCCAGGGAATACTAGGTCAAACATAGCCTTTTTACTAAAACCAGGATCATCTTCATAAAAAGTAGCCAATGGCTTACCGCTAAATTTATCATACGTTAAAGCAGTATACGTCAAGTTATCATCATCGCGTGTTTCTGCTGTCGAAGTATTGGTTTGAACGTTATGACTAGCTTCGTTAAATGTTCCACGACCAAAGCAGAAAAACACCGATTTCAAAGTAACTGGAATCTGTGCTTCAACAATTAGGCCACATTCAGGGACTGTATCACCATCAATGTATCCCCCAATGCCGTTTGAAACTCTACCCAGCATTTTTTCTTTTGCTAAGTAGTTTATTAAGTTGGAATCAATTGCAACCGATGGTGCTGACGGTGGATTAGAAACATCCACCGTCTCATTATTCCCATCAATTTTAGTAGGTGTCCCTGAAATCCCGGTAATATTAGCTGTCTTAGTACCTAAATTTCCCTTTGCTTTGTTAGTATCAATCTGGAAAACGCCACTAGCGTCTAATCCTTTTACAGCGTCAGCAGCAACACTGCCATCGTCGTTTTTAATTCCAGAGTAAAGCATTCTTAAACCAATTGTAGCCATTTACATGACCTCCTTATTGTAATTAAACTTTAATGTGTTAATAATATTTTTGCTATCTGGGGTTATAACATGGCCCGCATCGCTAAAACAATAAATACTATTATTGAGCAGTATGTTTTTAAGCGCTGACTCAATATTGCTCATATCTCCTACATAATCTTTTGGATAGTATATTTCTAATTGAACTTTTTTTTGCTCCAAAATAGGGAAATCATTCCCATACTCATCCGTTCCACTTGGAATTTCACTAACAACAATAATAGGTGAATTATTATTATTATCATCTGATGGAATAAAGAAAGAATGGATGTGCCCTGAATCAAGTTCTGGAATTGTGCTTATGCTTTCATCCAACAAGCTTTTGACATATGCAGCTGGCGTCATTTAGAACCACCAACCTTTTTATCCATAGCTTTTTTTAGTTGCTTTGCAACAGCTGTTCCAACTTTTCCCTTGGCTTCCGTTTGAGTAGATTCCCAAAAATGCTTCCCTACAATGGTAGAATGGCTTTGACCATTTCTATCTTTGACAGTCCAACCATCATTTTGAAACCTACCAATATAACCTTTTTCACCTTTAGCGGTAAATCCTACACTTACAGAACCATTTGGATGCTCAACTTTAATCAATGAATCTCTTAGATGAACATGCTCATTTTTTCTTAGCTTAGTGCTTTCAGGTATCTTAGGCTTCATTATTTCAACAAACACATCAGCCCCAGCATTGTCAGCCTTTAGCTTTTCCTCACGTCCAAAGCCAGAAGCTAACGTATCCAATATTTTTTCAAATGATTCTGCATTTTTAACCTCTTTAGTCATGTGTGCTCACCACCCTGTGGCAAGTTATTAAGTCAAAGCCGTCTGGAGGGATTCCATCATCAAAAGCTATACTGTCAATCTGGTATACATCAGACTGGTTATATCTTAGCTGCATTGAATCATTCAGGTTGCTATTGTGTCTAACAAAAAAAACAGCTGCATTCTTAATACCTGCACCTGCTAATGTTATTTTTTGCTCGACTGTCAGTGACCATGTTCCAGCCCACAATTTAAAATCAGCATTAAATTTCTTTATGCTTTCACCAGTATTGGGATTGACAGTGTCTGTTTTAACTTGGCCACCAAATTCTAACATGAATGTCATCCTTGAAACATTGATATTTTTAGCCACTGTTATCACCACTATCATTGCTAGCTGATATTTTAACTAAATAACTTTCTTTCAACGACAGAATCAAGTTTTCTAAAGCAATTGGCACCTCATACAATTGTGATGCGCTCGTAGCAGATCGATTTGTATAAAGATGGCTTGCCAAAAGAACAACTGCATAGTCAAATTCTTCGTTATTGTCATAAAATGTAAAATCGTCTTCTTCGACTTGTCCAGCGATGTTCTTGCGCGCTGCAACAATTATTTTAGTGAGCAGATCCGTATCAGTATCGTTATCAATTCTCAACGAATTTCTTAATAAGCTCATAAAGCCTTGATCAATATCTTCAAAATCCATTCAATCACCTACTAACTTTTTTCAGTTGTCGTAGTAGTTGATACTGGTGCTACGGTAGTAGTCGTAGTCGTCGGCGCCACAGTCGTTGTTGACGTAGTTGGAGCTACTGTCGTAGTTGTTGTTGTAGTCGGACTAACTGTGGTAGTCGTCGTTATTTTGACGTTGTAGTTGTAGTAGTTCCACTAACTGTAGCAAGTCTGAAAGCAGAAGCCAACTTGATTTGATGATCGAACCATGCAGTCAGCTGGAAGTAATTAATCCCTTTTTGATAGTCTTTGTATTGCTCATACAAAGCACCATGAATGTCATAATTCAATTGTGCATAACTAAAATCTCCAACGATGGGTGTGACTGCTGCTGATGTAAACTGTACAGGAACACCAATAACCTGTTCTGGCTGTGCTGCATATAATGACGATGAACCATTGGCAAGTGCTTTAATCATTGCATAATAGTCGCTTCGTCTCATTAGCACCTTAGCGTTGTCTTGAAATGCATCGTCTAAATCTCCAAGAGCGGAAAGGATAGCGTCATATAAAGAATCACCAGTTACAGAATCAATTTTTACGCTTGTTGTGTCATAAAACGACATATGTGCCAAGTTAGCGGCTAAATTAGTGCCTAACGCCATGTTTCGCTCTTTAAGCTGCAACGCAGAAGAAAGCAAGTTATTAGTATACTCAACCAAGGCAGTATCTGAACCATACAAAACAGTGTCAGAAATGCCGGCACGAACTTTAACTTGATTGCGTCCAAAAGTTACCTGATCACCCTTTAAATCAATTTCTTTGGCTGTATCTCCGTCAGAAATAAACGAATCGTCTTCAATGTCAAAACCAATACGGGGCAAAACTAAATTAGTAATTGTTGAAACAGTTTCAATCTGTCGTAATGGGTTGGTTGCAAAAGGTTCTGAAATAAGTTGATTGGATACGTTGATTGGCAAGAAGTCTGACCCATTTGTAGTTGCGTCATCTTGGAGTGCTTGGCGTGCTTCTGTTAACTTCTGTGAAAAATCTGCGTTGTCAGGACGCATCGTGTGGCGAATCCACGCTGCCTCGGCTTGAATAATACGATCTTCTCGTTTTTCTGCCGGTTTAGCAGGGTTTTTCTTTAAATGGGTCTTCTGCTTTAGCTCTTCAGCATCCGTTTGCTTTTTTAAAGCATCAAAACGGACTTGAAGCCCTTCTGCTGTTTTATTTAACTCTTTGATGTCTTCAACAGCTGCTGGATCAGGTGAAGCCGATTTAGCGGTAATTTTTTCGTTCACCGTTTTAATCTGCTGACCAATGTTAAATAAATTTTGTTTCATTTCAAAG